CTAACTCTTTCCAACACAATACAAGCGCCTCCTAATTAAAACTACTACAATATATCTTACTTGATAGATAATAAGCTTAAGCGCTTCATCTTCAGATATCAAATATCTATTAAAAGGCTTTAATCCCCGACTAAAACCTGAAGTAGAATAGCAGCGAAAAATCATCTGCTCCTTTGAATAGTAGCGCACATACTTAAAGTATCTGCGTAAAATAGAGAAGAAAGTCCTGAATTCTGCAAGCAAATATCCAATAAAACACGCAGAGATGAAGATACCCTTAGACAAGCGAAGAGGGGCAAACCAACTGTAGCGCTTATCTGGGGAAAAATAAAGCATTTGAAAAGCCGATTGATCGTATTTATATGAAAAGCGCAAAATCATATACGGATACTTAAAAGAGCGTAAAGGTAAACAAATACTAGAACAAACTACCCACTGCTGAGTAGTTTCCCGCAAGGATTTATCGATTTGATCAAGATATTGACAAGCATAAATAAAGTGGATGGCATCATGCCTAAGGGTAAAAAGAAACTTATAAAAATCAGAATTCTCCTTCCAATCTCTAGCATTAATAAATTGTCCTGCTTCGTCGAATAACACGACTGTATCAGGTCTAAGAAAAGATACAAGGGAAGCTTTACGAGGATCTTTATAAATAATCCTACCAGAGGATAAAAACCAGTGATAGCGAAAGCGAGAGCAGTACTGCCTTACGTGTTCCAGGGATAAATGAAAATTAACAAGCAACGGTTTCCGGAAGGAATTAGCCAAATGTATCCCCAGCTCAAAAAGGCGAAGACTCTTACCAGATCCATAAGGTCCAATTAATCCAACTAAATTATCCATACTACCCACGAACAAATTTAACAATTTTAATAGTGACTTCAAAACCAATGATTATAAATAAAGTTTGAAATAAATCAAAAAATATTCCAATTCCTATTTCAGAATATTGCTGAAAAAAAGTTTGCAGCAAGGGACCAATTTTATAAGCCGCAGGAGTAGAAGGGAGAGTAGCTACGAGGACATCGATAATATTACAAAATACATAATTTACAAAGCCACCAGGATTAAGAATTGCCTCCCCGGCAAGGCAAAAGAATAGTACAAATCCAGCACCAGCCGTAGCGGGAAGACTGTTCATAAGCGCTTCAAAGCTCCTACAATATAAGTGACCCACACAGGGTACTTAATGTAAGTCACTACAGTAGATAGTGGACATAAATCTTTTGAAGCGCCCCATAAAGTGAACGTAGGACAGACACTACTACTGGTGATCCAGCTCGTATCACCGAGAATATCAAAGGGAAATACGGCAGAAAATTTACCAGTAGCATAGGTGATAAAATTTGGACGGGTAAGCTGACTTTGACAACCACTAGCAGCACACTGATCCATCGTAGTAGGGGACGGATTTGGAGATCCAGGAGAGGCAGAAGGACTAGTGCCACTACCAGAACCACTGCCTGTACCTGTACCAGTACCACTACCAGAACCACTGCCTGTACCTGTACCAGTACCACTACCAGAACCACTGCCTGTACCTGTACCACTACCACTACCTGTACTTGTTGGTGTTGATGTTGGTGTTGGTATTGCACCAGGAATTGTATAGGGAAGAGGCAAAGAATTGCCGCTACCATCAACTAAAGTAACACCATTACCCGTAATTGTAGATCCAGGAGTATAAGGGATGGACTGAGAAGAAAGCAAAGGGGCAACATCGGCGGAAGACAGCGAACCAATTGCAGAAGCCTGCGCAGCAGGGCTCCACTGATTGAAGGAAGAAGCGGGCACGGGAGCAGAATCAGTGCGGGTAGCGCAAATAACAGCGCTAGTCCAGGGATTGCCATCAGGGTCCCCATTGACGAGAACAACTGTAGATCCAAGATAAATATTAAGAGCCGTAAAACTAACCGAAAGACCAGCAGGCTGACCGTCAATCCAGCCCGGATCTCCACAGTTTAAATTAGGATAATTTTTCGATGTTTGCCCAACTTGGTAGCCATAGCTACCCGAAGTACCGCAATAGGTACTAGCTGGATTAGAAGCGCAATATCTAGATTTAGCAAGAGAAGCAAGCTCAAGAGCCGCCGATTGCCCAAGTCCAAAAAGGGCACCTTCAGCAGCGGAACTGGACAAAACAGCAACACCCTGCCCAACAGTATTAGGAAGCTGAACAACAGTAGGAGAAGCAGTAGTTCCAGTAGTAGAAGGAGGAGTAGAGATTATCTCAGCATCGACTACCTGAGAAGCTTCAGAAGCAGCAGCTTGAGTAGCAGCAGCCGATCCAGAAGCAGCACTCTGCAATGCAGCATCAGTAGCGGCATAAGTGGTAATCTCGCCAGCAAGTCCAGCCTGCATGAGCTCAACCGCAGCAGTGGACTGAAGCGTAGTTTGAGCATGTACAGACAGAAAATAAGGGGGAAATAAAAAAGAGATTGCGATCGAAAGGCAAAAGCCAATAATTAATCTCCTAAAATTCCCCCCCATAATATCTACCTATGAAAATTGATTTGAAAGTGAAATCGAGATTTTAATTTACCAAAACCAGAATTAGTTTTTACCTTAGTTTTTGAATTATTTGAATTATTTGAATTAGCAGAACTAGGCACTGGTTTTAAGTTTGATTTCAGGCAAAAAGAGTCGTCTTTTTTAGAAATTTTAGGTGCAGGGAAATCGAAACACTGCACCTGATTAGTTTGCCAAACGATGTAATTAAGGCAAGGTGGAGGAAGCATTAAGCAAAAATAAAGCGCTTGATCAGCATGGCTACACCACCAAAAGCAATACTCCCTTCAGCCAGTGGGACAACATAAGTGTCCACCATGGTCTTTGCATTAGTAAAATCAGTCGTCATGCTGCTAACAGCGGTCTGTGCCTCATCAGTAGTAGAATCATCTGCAAAAGCAGAGGAAGGAAGAACAAAAATACCAATAACAGCAGCCAAAAGTACTGCACGAAGCGAATTTTTAGCCAATTTGGAATGTTTAAAAACCACTGAAGAACCTCCAAATAATTGATAAAAAACACATCAAAAACAATACAGAGAAAAGAGAATCAGAATACCAATTGTAAGCGTTCTGAATAGGAAGCTGCCAGGAATTTACATACCCCTGATTACTTTGCTGAGAAGAATCACCCATTACTTAATTATCCCCTTAATAATTCCAGCTATTGCTAAAGCTGAAAGAAGCCAAGGTAAATAAGCTGATAAAAAACCATCCAAAACGCTTGACATACCAGAACCAATACTTGGATAAGTATCTTGAGATGGATCGAAGGCGGGAATCACAATTGGTGGAGGAGAGACTTGAATTTGAGAAATTATTAATTGCACAAAAAAACCAACACTACAAAAAGAGAATGGTAGATTAATGCAAAAAAAATCCAGAAGAGCATCTTCATAAGCCCTGGAGAAAGAGCTAAATAAAGCATTAAATCCTCCCACGAATTAGGCGCTTAACTACGCCAAAAAGAATTAAGAGTACATAAATTGGAGAGAGTAAAGTGAAACTAGCTTGAATCTCGGAAACAACACCATTTTGATAAGCGATATTTCCAGGACTTTCAGAGCCAGAGTAGTCAGGAACACTCAAGACAATTGTAGGAGTGGGCATCGGAAAGCCGGTATCTACAAAAGAATCAAGCATTAGAGCAAAGATTTCTCCAACTTATCAAACTCAGAAACTTCAGAATCTGGTACAGAAGAAATATGAATCAATTCATACCAAACTCCAGAATTGTCACCAGAAATCCAAGAGGCAGGACAAAGTCTAACAGAATAAACAGATCCCTCGAAAAGAGAATTCTTTAAGCTAGCCATCTGCTCAGGAGACACACCTATCCTCAGGTTAGGTGGATAATAAGCATAAGCAGCATTTAAGGGAACAATCTTATCCCGCTTATTCTGAACTACCTTTGTTTCAGTAGAAAAAAGAAGTTTATGCTTAACAGTAACTTCCTTAGTTTTGGGATCAGTAACACTATCTTTATCCGCTGCACAGAAAATAGCAATAGCGTTAAAGATTGGCTTCTGTTTAATATCAGCAGCCATTTTTAAATCAAAATGAACTAATAAAAAAATAGATAAATCTAGAAAAAAAGTCAACGCGAAGAAATCTTGTTACGCGCTTCCTCAGTAGCACTCTGCCACTGCAAAGCAAGCGCCAATAAAGCATCAGCATAAATAGCAGGAACACGGATAACTTTAGTCGGAAAACACCATTTAGGATTATTATAAGGTCGTTTTTCAGTCATATTAAGAATTATTAAGAAACAATCTTGTAACTGTACAAATCACCACCATCTAAGCTCTTAGCCTGATCCTTTGACCAACGAAAATGAATTAAATTACCACCAGATGATCGAGAATCACCGATAACATTAATCAAATTTTCATCATCATTATCGTCCTCAAATTTAAGACGTTCAGAAAAAGCACCAGCAGCCTCAGTAAGATGAACACCCTTCATCTGAGAAAGATATGCCAAACAGAATTGCTCATCACTAAGCAAATCCACAGGTTTAGCGCCATACTTAAAAATTTCGGGTATCGCCCTAATAGGATCTTTCACGACACGAACATCAACCAAAGGTTGATAATCAAGCCTAAGATAATAAGCCCACATGGTTGCCCATTCATGGGAAGCCATATAGTAATCATACTCCTTAGAAAAATACTGAGGAGGCATCAGAAGCAAACAATGAAAATGCGGGTGACAACAACCGGGCACAGAACCACGAGTAACTTCAAGAGAACGAATATAGCCCTCAGAGACCCATCGCTTATTACCTCTAAAACCCTTACTGCCTAAAGTACAACGACGAGACATAGCTGAAAAAGCACGCTTCATTCGAGAAACAGCAAAACGCAACTCAGTAAGAGGCGGATTTTTCAAAGTAAAAGTAGCAAAGAGGAATCTGTGATCAGAGTATTTCCTAAGCAATTTAGGAATACAAGAAATGGCTCTAGCCTGCCAACTTAAAGATCGCCGCCACGAGCAAATGGGACAACCACGCTGGCGACAAAAGCGAATAGTCGGAAGACTTTTACCTGTACGAGTAAAAGTTTGAGTTTGAGTAAGTTTAAGTTTTCCATCATCAGTACAAGCAAAAGTTAAATCAGTACAACAGGACAAAATTCTATTTGAAAAATCAGGTAAAGACAAAGACGTGAGACGTGCTAATTGAATTGCATCAAACTTATGATTATCAAACTTAATATCTCCCGGCGAAAGAGTAGAAAGCTGAAATTGATAATCAGAAAGCAT